GGAACGCTCCGACCAGTATGGGATTTACGTTGAGAAGTACCCGAACTTTCAAAAGCCGCTACGGAAATTTGACAAGTATACTGTTCCGGGCCGGAATGGCGATATTATCATGATGCAGGACGCCTGGGAGAATGTGGAGCAAAAATATGATATTTTTGCCGGGAGCGGAGAAAAACACTCCGTTCCCGACTCTTTCTCCAGCGTAGCTGATTGGCTTTTCTCTCCGGATGGATATTGTGAACTGTGGGATGATTTTGACCCGGCGCACTTCCGGCTTGCTTACGTGTCTGGCCCGGTGGACGTTAATTCCCTCTCGATTGGCAGAGTTGGACGGGCCACCGTGACTTTTAATTGCAAGCCGCAACGATTCCTGATGTCTGGGAAAGATCCGGTTAAAATCACGGCAGCGCCATTTACAATTTACAATCAAACAGCTTTTGATGCGAAACCACTTATTTTTGTCGAGCGGTCAGCTGCCGGAGACGGCACGGTTTCGGTAAATGGGACGGTGTTCTCTATCACTGGATTGCCAGAACATGGGCTATATATCGACTGTGAGGAACTGAATTGTTTCGATATCAACGGGAACAATATGAATAATATTGTTTCTTCAAACACGAACGAATTCGCTACGTTAAAGCCCGGCCAGAATCCAATTGGTTTTACAGGGAATGTGGCATCCGTATCAATTACACCGAGATGGTTTGAACTTTAAGAATTAGGAGGGCGCTCAATGTACCCGATTTTATTTGAGCATGACGCTACATCATGGGATACCTTTGGCATTGGCGTCCTGTCTGATGCAATCACTTGCGAAGTTGAAGAGAACCGGAATGGGTCTTATGAATTGGAAATGACGTATCCAATTACGGGTGCATTCTTCAATGAAATTAAACTTCGCCGTCTGATCGTGGCTAAACCAAATTATACCGATGATCCGCAACCGTTTAGGGTTTATTCCATTAGTAAACCGCTTAACGGGCTAATAACGGTTAATGCTCAACACATTAGCTATGATTTATCTGGATATGTAGACGCTCCGTTTACGGCGGCTGATAGTCAATTAGCTATAAGCAAATTAACCGACTCCACCGTTATCTTCCCTTCTTCATGCCCGTTTTCTTTTTCCTCAAACATCCATAGCAGTAGTAGCTTTTCTTTAAACCATCCAGAGAGCATCCGGTCAATCATGGGAGGAATAAGGGGAAGCCTGATTGATGTATATGGCGGCGAATGGCACTTTGACAGGTTTAATTGTCAGTTGTATTCCGCAAGAGGTGAAAACCGGGGTGTAACAATCAGATATGGAAAGAATCTGACGGATTTAAATCAGGAAGAGAATAACACCAAAGTATATACTGCGGTTTATCCCTATTATTACAACGATGATGCAAATGTCCTTGTTACGCTTCCAGAACGGGCTATAAATGTAGCTGGATCGTTTCCCTATACTAAAGTGCTGAACCTTGATCTGTCTAACGATTTTGAGGAAACACCAAGCGTTGCAGATTTGCGAAGCAAAGCCGAACAATATATCACACAAAATGATATCGGCAAACCAATTGTGAATCTTACGGTAAGTTTCCTTGAAGATGTAGGCGTTACCGAACGTGTAGATCTTTGTGATACTGTTTCGGTATACTTTGAAAAATTGGGTGTAACAGCAACTGCTAAATGCATCCGTACAAAGTGGGATGTATTAAAAGATAGATATATCGAAGCTGAATTGGGATCGGCAAGAAACAGCCTTGCAGAAGATATTGCTAACTCTTCTGAAATTGCAGATGTCATTGACGAGAGAACAGCACAATTTAAAAGAATTGCGGCTGGTATAGTCGGGAAAGTCACTGGCAATTCTGGCGGTTATATTGTTTTGCACGATACTAATAACGATGGAGAGCCAGATGAAATCCTGATCATGGATTCAGATGATATAAATACTGCGGTTAAGATTATCAGGTTCAATAATGCTGGTATTGCCTTCTCAAAAACAGGCTACAACGGTACATACAACACTGCATGGAACATTGATGGTGAATTCGTAGCGGATTTTATAGCATCCGGCGAACTCCATACAGACATGGTTAAAGTTTTGGGAGATACCAATTTCTATTGGGACAACAACAATATAACCATCGTAAGCCCAACAGATTCAAATAAAATGATTCGCTTTGGAAAATATGACGGGGTGAATTATGGCATTGGATTTAGTATAGATGGCGGCACAACGTGGAGTTCTGGCCTTGATTTTAATGGAATTAGATTGTTAAACCCAATCACAGGCGGTTGGGCAAAAATGGATGGCGAAACTTTTGAAATAAGGGACGCAAACGATGTAACCACCGCTTATATTGGGAATTATGAAGGTTGTGTTGACATAGATGGGAACTATGTCACAGCACCAAGATATATGCTTGGTACAAGAGCATTAGGAACGGATGTAGGTATATATAGTTTCGCTGGTGGGCGTGAAACGGAGGTTTCCGGGGCGTATGCCATCGCAATAGGTTATAAAGCCGCTTCTAAATCATTCTACGCTTCAGCGATTGGCTATTATGCTAATGCATTAGGCCAATATGATATAGCAATCGGCTATGAAGCTACGACGTCGGGTAGAAGTAATAATATTGCTATAGGTGCTTTTTCTAAGACAGGAGGTGCATTTTCTTGTGCGATTGGATATGAAACAAATGCATACGCTGATTCTATTGCGTTAGGATACAACACTCTTGCTGAAGAAGGCTCCTGTGCTGTTGGGTATAGCTCCCGTGCAAGAGGTCAATACAGTGTTGCGATAGGCCGAAATGTTGGCGTATATAAATACGAGATTCCCGGCGCAAGATATTCCGTTGGAATTGGTTATAACATCAATATTTCTGAAGAATGTTGCGTTGCAATTGGTAATAATTCCGAATCGAATGCCAAATATGCAGTTGCAATAGGGACTAATTGCGTATCTTCTGCAAGCGGTTCTGTAGCTATTGGCTATATGGTCAATGCGAATGGAGAAGGACAGCTTGCGTGTGGATCGTATAATTCCGGCGGGGCTAATTACAAGTTCATTGTAGGTAATGGTACGGCAGATAATGCAAGAAGCTATGCCTTTCGTGTACACAAAAACGGCAATGCGGCCCTTGCTGGAACGTTGACACAAAATTCAGATGCAAGGCAAAAGGATATCATTGGTGATGTTCCAGATCTTTCTAATGTGCGTGCTGTTAAATTCGTTTGGAATGACAAGAAAGCAAATCACGATGGGCGTGAGCATATAGGGTATATTGCACAGGATGTTGAAAAAATAGCACCTTATTTAGTGGAAACAGATGAAGACACAGGTTATAAATCAATTGAATATATTGAATTGCTCTGTGCCAAAATTGAACAGCTTGAAAGAACGGTTGAAAGGCTAACCAAACGGGTTATAGAACTGGAGGGAGCAACTGCATGACAAGACAAACGATAACAGTTGACATTGTTCCGGGGAAAGATCCGGTAAAACGCTTGAATATGACTCAAGGGGATATTGGTAGATCACTTGGTGTGTACATTAAGCAAAACGGCACTCCTTTGGATTGTTCTGCATACACAGTTGAGCTTTATGTATTAAAGCCGGACGGAAACTATTTTTCCTCGCTTGTAACAGTTGATGCAACAGAGCATAATCTGATCACATGGAATACAGCACAACAGGAAACGCCGCTCTTCGGTGAGTGTGCCGCCCAGATCAGAATCAGGCAAGGCACTAACAATATCGGAACCGCTGAGTTTGTGGAGTATATCGAAAAGTCTCCTAACCAGATTGGGATTGAAAGTGTTACTGATGTCGAAACGATCGAACAGTATGTGGCTATGGCTGGCGAAAAAGCATTAGAGTCTTCCGTAAACGCTCAAAGTGCGGCAAGTAGCGCACAAAGTGCGGCAAGTAGTGCCCAAGATGCTGAAGAAACTCTTGAAAACATTGCCAGTGCTATTTTATCAAATACTTTGGTGGAAACGTTTAATATTAGTATTGGTACTGTAGCGGCAGGCATAAAAAAACGCATGACTGCGACAATAAACAAATCTGGCTTCCGTCCTATCGGTATCGTTGGATTTTACATCAGCGCATCGGGGCAAGATTATTTAACATTGCTATCAGTTAGAGATGCTTATTTGTCCGTGCGGGAATCCGGAAAGGCAATAGTTACATATACGGTAATGAACGATGATAGCATAGATTATGGGAACGTGGTTTTGCATACTGATCTATTATGGATTAAGGAATAAAAGGAGGTTCGTCAGATGGAGAGGCAAACAATTACAGTTGATATTGCTCCGGGCAACAATCAGATTCAAAGGCTAAAATCGTCTCAGGGTGATATTGGTAGACCGTTAGGTGTTTACATTATTCAAAATGGTGCGGCCTTAGACTGTTCTGCATATACCGCTGATCTGTACATCCTTAAACCGGATGGAAATTATTTCACAGCAACAGCTACCGTAGATGCTACGAAGCATAATCTAATCACATGGGAAACTGCTAAACAGGAAACACCTGTGGCGGGTGACTGTGCCGCTCAGATTCGTATTTTAAGCAACGGAGATGATGTAGGCACTGCCAGATTTGTTGAATATGTGGAAGCTTCACCGGGGTTTGTTGGTGAATCGTCTGAAAGCGTTGTAGAATCCCTGATGGAATATGTCAGGCAAGCCGCCGCAAGTGCGGAAACCGCATCCGGTGCGGCATCATCTGCAACAGGATCAGCGAGTGCCGCAAGCGGTTCTGCATCCTCTGCCGCACAAAGCGCATCTGCCGCCGCCGGATCTGCTTCAACAGCCCACACAGATGCTGAGACAGCTTCTCAGGCCGCACAGACGGCACAGGATGTGGCGGCTTCCATCCCGGAAGATTACTCCACTTTGAGTGATGATGTAACTGGATTAAAGAGTGCATTTGCACTGTTCCAAGAGAACATCCCCGGCACTGTGCAGACCATTGCTTTTGATTCTGCCGGGAATATCCAGAGCGTTACCCACAAGGAAAATAACGTGGTTGTGCGGACGGATGTGTTCACGTTTGCGTATTCCACCATTACGGAGGTTCGGACGCTGGCATCCGGCGAAAGCCTGACCATCGTTACTAATACAGAAACGCTTGAAACAACTACGACATATGCGGCGGCATAAGGGAGGAAAGAAAAATGGGAGTTTCTATTTGGGAAGGTGGCAAGGTTGACAGGCTGATCCTTGCCGTTGAACAGCTTGGGGGCCAGTATAACACGACCAGTGCGGCAAGCATTGTTGCCGCTATCAGGAGCGGGAATATTGACAAGATCCCGAACGGGTCGGTGTTCACTGAGCATCATGATGTGTACGGAGACATTAAATTCGTCACACGGGCTAAGAATATGCACAAGATTGCCGGGGATCCCACACGGCCTACCATCACGATTCAGCCGCTCTATCTGCTGAGTGCGAACGGCGGAACCTCTGCGGCTACATTCCAGTATGACAGGCCGGAAGCTTTTACAAAGGTGAAGGAAGCAATCCCGGCTGGATCTGTTTGCAAGTTTACTACCATTGCCTATGGCGGATGGCTTGCCGGGGATTGGCATTTCACAGCAGATGCCGCCATTGATGTTGGAAAGATGCTCTGCATCAGCGGTTACCAGAATGCCGCTTTGGAGACGCTGAAGGTACAAGTTTTTGATACCCCGAAGGCTACTTCTCCGTCTGCTCAATATACGATTGCTTCCGGTGACGGCGGTGCCACGGTCAACCTTGGCACATGGGGCACAGATTGCAATCATCCGCAGAGAGTCTCTTACGGGTCTAACAATGAAGCGCAATCCAATTTCTTCCAGTTCCTCAACGCCGATACCGGGAACAGCACCATGGATACGGTGTTTGAACAGAAGACGGAATACGACATGATGACCAGCCAGTTTACAAGCCTGAAGGGCTTCCTTGGCGGCTTCTCCGATGAGTTCCGCAGTTATCTGGGGCTGTGTGCTATCTC